AACCATGTCACCTTGAAATATAGCAGTTCCATAATTGGCAGCGATTCTATATCGGGATTGTCCTCCAGTATAGGGTGTTCCACCTATTCTTTTGACAGGACGCATTCCGAAAGCAGCATCTTGATTTGCCATTTCTATCTCCTATAAGAAAAAATTATTAATCATTAAAACTTTTCTTTCCACCAAATCGAACTTGTGATTTTCTTTCTGGTTTTAAGATCCTACCAGCAGATGATTCTGGTTGATTAGCCAACTCTTGATCATAAACTGACATTTGATTTGAAGTTTTTTTGGCGAAATAATCATTTCGACTATCAGCAACTTCCTCTGGAACTCGTGCTAATAATAAACCTCCTTGACCGATTACTCCAGCATTTTTGCCTTCATCGATACTTGGGCTGTCAAAATCAGGATACTCTTCTGCACGGACTAATTCATATCCCTCTCTTCTTCGTTTATAGACATTTTGTTTATCGTCAAAGTCCATAACACGTTCTCTTATCCACCTGTGTTTAAACCCCACAGGAGCTTCGGGTGCATCAAGGGTTGATGGTGGCTTCCAATCTACTTTTCTTTCCTGTTTTTCACGAGTAGCAGACTCTCGATTCGATCTATCAGCCATCTTATGCTCCTTTTTGCAGTTTTATTTTTTGCTGTGCATATTTTTCATATGGCACACCAAGTCTATCAGCAGTTCGTCTTTCGCTTTCACTTAAGACTACTCTCTGTTTACGTCCAGATTTGACAGAAGCTCTGCCATTTACAGGTGCAACAGTTTGGACGTTAGAACCATTGCTCTGATCGTTTGGAAACAACTTAGCCATTTCTTTATCTATTTCTTCATAGTAGCTGTCTTCTGTGGCTTCGTATCCCATGCCACTTACTTTTTTATCAGCTAACATCAAGGCTAAATTTTTCTCAATTTCATCATCTTTGCCATACCAAGGATTTTTAGTAATCCATGCTTTTATTTTTGGATTGTCCTCTATGCTGGTTTTTTTGGTTTCTTGCTTTTGATTGCTTTGTCTCTCATTTGCTTGAGTTGCTTGTTCTTGCTCTCTGTTTTGCTTGAGAACTTTAACTCTTTCTTTTTGAATATTGACTTGAGTAATAGCTGCAGTGGCTTCAGCAATTTTTTCAGGATCGTTGGCATCAATCGCCTCCTTTAAAATTTGTTTTACTTGAGCCTCTTGAGAATTAACTCTGCTGTCAAATTCTGTTTCGTAGCCTTTAGTGTATGTTTCAAGCTGTTTTCTAAGATTTTGATTTTCTTGTTCAACTTGTTTACCATATGAAATAGCATTGTTAGCATCATCTTCAGCAGCTTTTCTTTTAGCAGTAAGTGCATCAATTCTTTTTTGCACTTTTTCACTGTAAGAATCAAGCTCTTCAGTTTCTTCACTACGAACAATTGTTTGTTCTTTGTTTTCAGATTGAGATTCTTTTGAAGATGGCTGTTGATTTTCATCAAGCTCCACTACAAATTCATTCTCATTAGAGACTTCTTCATTTTGAGTTTGTTGTATATCGTTCATCATTACCTCCACTATACATAAGAAATATCTGCTGGGTCAAGTATTGTAGCTATAATATTATCATCATTTATGATTCTTAGCTCAAGACCATCCACTTTAAACCTATTTCCAGCATATCTACCCATAAGCACCCAGCTCTTCTCATAACAGTATGCTCCATTTGGGAATTTATCAGAATCTTTATAAGCATCAGCACCCAGCTTAACAACATAAGCTACGACTGTTGCAAAAGATTCACGATCTCTAGTTGCATCAGGAATTATTATTCCTCCCTTTGTCTTTTCTGACAAATAATAAGGGATAACAAGTATTCTATATCCTGTTGGTTGAGGTAACCTTTCTAAAACTGATACATCTAATTTTGATGGATCTTTAGAATTTTCTACTGCTTCTTCTTTTTGATCAAAAGCTTTTGATATAGCTTTAGGAGTCGGATTAATTGCTTTTGCTCTTTGTGCCGCTATCCGATCTGGCACGTATAACTTCTTAGTCATCTTCTATACCTTTCATCGAGGTTCTTAATTCTTCTTCAATCCAGGTTAGACCTCGTATTTCACCTGTTATTGCTCGATAGTCTTCCATAGATCCTATCGCTCCATCAGCCAAAGATTCGCTTAATTGCTCTTTTCTTTGACGTATGTTCTTATACAAATGTTCTGCTAGTCTAAGTCCATCCATTATCAGTCTCTCTTAATGTTGTAAGACACATAGGGCATTTGTATTCTTTATAACTATAAATTCCATATTCTGGTATTGGCTCTTCACACGTTATCTCTTTCATAGCAATTTTGTGTATCCAGCAAATAACAACCTCTTTTTTTTTCTTTTCCATTGCTATTTTGTTAAACCTTTTTGCTTTTCATATGTCCTCAAGCCGCCAATTCCGAGCATTCCACCGAGAACAGTTAAAAGTGTACCCATATCAAATTCTGGCAATTCTGGTAGCTCTGCACCTGCAAATGATGCACCAAATATAATTAGATCTTTAAGTATAAAATGATATGCAAAAGCAATCGCACAGACCCATCCAACTGCTGGGCGCCAGCCGCCTTTGAATATAGAACCACTAGCGGCTTCAGCTTTGTTGATTTCTAATTGGGCAAGCAAAGCTTCCTGCGTATGTTTTTGAGACATAGTGGCAATCTCGTGAGCAAGCTTTGCTTTTTGATCTGCATCTGGAATAAATTTATCAAGAAGTCCTGTGACAGGACCTATAAGTGCTTGTAAAATGGCTACCTCCTAATATACTTTCACTTTTTTATCATCGACTGATGGGATCAGTTTACACATACACTCATATTTTTCAACTTTTATCGGTACATTAATATTTTGATCACTTAATCTTTCTGAATAATACAAGCAATCATTAATGTTTTTGAAATAAATTCCACCATTAAAAGCATCGTTTAAATAGCACATGAGCATGAAGGCAGTCATTTATCTACTTTATGTTCGTGACCCATCCATATACCAAAAATACCTGTCATAACACCCATAACCACAGATACAAAGGCTGATTGTTGCATAGTTGGCTCATCTAAATTCATAAACCATTCAGCACATCTCCAAGACATTATTGTACTAGCAAGCATCATAAATCTTGGCAGTATTTTCCATTTTAAAAATGTTTCAAAATTCATTGTATCAAAATCTCATTTAAACCAAAGCCTTCAAGCAAAACCAAAGTAAAGAATAATAATAATATACCACCTGCTATTAACTTTCCACTGAAGTTAGTAGAGCCAATCTTAATAGCAACAAACTCATTACCTAGTATTCTCAGTGATAACTCAAAGCTGTTTTGCCCTATGTCAACATTTACTATTTTCTTTTTCTCTTCTGTCATTTGTTTTTTACTGCACTGTTTAAAGAACTTATTACATCGTCTATGTTGGGTTCCTTACCCCAAGGATTATATATACATTTATATTGTCTTGGACACCAACTTTCAATCATCATCTCATATGTCTTATTATTTCCTATATAAATACAAGCCATCATACCAGTTTTAGATTTTATCCTTTTTTTTAATCTACAAGTTGTATATTTTTTTTTTTAATTTTACCTTGCCATATCTTTTGTTCTCTTGTGTATTCCTTTGGTTTAAACTTATAACCATCTGCCCTTGCTCTATCAGCCCATACAGATGCAAGTAGTAAAGCAAATCCACCCATAATTAATGCAACTAAGAACCAAGTAATAGCTTCACCAACTTGTCTTCTTAACTGTTGTTGTTTGTATACAGTCTGTTGACGTTCTTTTCTTATCTGTCCTTCCATAGCCAGAAGTTCTTCATAAGTACCAGGTCCGTGTGTAAGATTTAGAAATGTCTTGAGTTCGTACCTTTGTTCCTCAAGTTTCTTCTTGGCTGCAAAAGCAGCGAGAGCTGCTTCTTCAATAGATCCAGCTTTAAACAATTTGCCAAACAGGGGAGGGTTTTTAGCTTGTTTCTCAGCATTATCAACATCCGACACAGCTCCCATCCATCTACCAATATCTCCAGACATTTGTTCAATATCGCGCCCCACTGCGAAACCTCTTTTTATCGCGTCAAAGGCTTTTGATGCTACTCCTACAGCTAATGATATTGTTACTGGATCTATTTTGGAACTCCATTATAAAACGCCTTGAAACCTTTGTGGTCTGGCTATTGGTGAAAATTTTTTAATCATGCCACCACTACTCTTTTTTAGTGGCTTTTTTTGACTTGCTTTTTTTCTTATCTTTTTTGACTTCCCTGCTTTCGACAATGCTATCGCTACTGCTTGTCTCTGTGGGTATTTCTCTTTCTTCAACTTGCGTATGTTCTTGCTGATTGTTTTCTGGCTCGATCCTTTCTTCAACGGCATTTACAACTCCTTCTTCTGCAAGTCTTCTTTGGATTTTTTTTTGTTTTTCAACTTCATTAATCTTTTCTCTGATTGAACTTACCATAGCTTATCCTTTCATTTGTCTAAGAGAAGCAATATCTCTTTTTGTTTGATCGTTTTGATTGGCTATTTCGTCTTGTTGATCAAGTCTTTGTTGATCAAGCAGAACATCATTTCTTTCTTTATCTTGCTTGAATTTTTGCTCTACTTCAAATTGTTGTTGTTTTTGAGCTACCTCTTGTCCTCTTATTGCTAATTCTTGTTTTCTGATAGATACAAGAGGATCTTCAGAAGGTGGTGGAGTTATTGATTGTGCATACTGCTCACTTACTTCACTCGATATTTCAGCAGCTCTTGATGTTATTTGATCTTGTACTTGTTTCATTGCGTTTGGATCTTGTTGCATCATAGCTTGTTGTTCTGGTGGTATATTAGCAGTAACTTCTTGTTGAGCTTGTATTTCTGACATCATAGCTATGTGTTCAGATATATGACCTTGTAATGTCATAACTATCGATGCGTTTGATTGAGCAATAGGTGTGGCTATCATTGCTAAATGTGCAGATATATGTGCCTGATGATTTTGTTCAGGAAATGCCTGCAATCTTGCACCTCTTAATGCTTCTTGATTTTCTTTTGCTGGATTCATTGGCATTGGTTGTGGAGGTGGCTGTAATATCGCATCTATATTTGTTACACCTAAAGCTTCGTACATCTTTCTATAAGCTTGATACATACCTGTAGGTCCGTGTATCTCTGGATTGCTTTGTGCCAATTGCAACTGTGTTTGTGCAAGAGCAATACGTTGTGACATAGAAAATATATTTGGATCTGAAACAGGCAATACATCTATTCTTTGATCGAAATCTGTTTGCTTAATTTCGGGTGGCGCACCTGGTACTTGATAAGGATACATTGGTGTACCCATTGCAAATATTCTAGCTAATATTTTAAATTCTACTTTTTGAGAATAATGCAGACGTTTATGAATGGCAGACATAACCTTAGTGCCACGTTCCATAATAGCCATTGTTGTACCTACAGGTGCGTTACCCTGCATCTCACCAACTTTCATGTCAGCCATAGATGCAAAACGTCTACCAGAATCTATTAAGGTTCCCATAAGAGAGTATAATGTTTGAGATGGCTCTTTAAATGGCAATGGCATTATAGCTTGACGTAAATCCATGCCAACCATATCCACATCTCTAAACTCACCAGGATTAAGAGGTGTTTCATCATCTCTTATTCTTGCACCTCGTGCTTTAAATCCAGCAGGTAAGTTTGATAATGTACCAGCATCTATTAATTGTCTTAAAATTGATGTTGAAGCTCTTGATAAGCCTCCTATCATATGTGTGAGACCAAAACCATAAAAGCCAAGACCAGGCAAGAACTTATAGTGTACAAAGTAAGGTATTTTACTGCGTAACGGATCGGCTTCGTTGAAATTCCTTTTGATTGATAATACTTCACCAGATTTCTCCACTATCGTGACGATATAAGGCATTTTCAATCCAGTGTTTTCACCTGCTTGGTCTGTATCTTCAAAACCAGGTAAATCTAAATCTGTGTGTATTTCATATAATGTTAATTCTTCGTTGTAACTTGACTCTGAATGTATGCCTTCAATTTCTTTGATTGTTTCTTTTACCTCATCATAACTTACTCCATCGGAGTCAGATGTAGGCAACTCAATATCTTTATAAAATCCAGATAGTTGCAATTTTCTTATTTCATTCGAGTCCATGCGAATGACATGACATATTCGTGAAGATGTTTTTAAATCTGTTGCATTGTAAGGAACAATTAAATCCTCTGCATGAACAAACTTTGAAACAGCTCTTTGCAACGATGGATCAAAGTAAACTTTTTTAAATGATGATCCAACGATTGGAAGATAAAATAACATTTGATCTAATTCTGGATCATATTCTTCCATCTCGTAGGTTATTTGATAATTCATGTAATTTTTTACACGTTCAGCCTGTGCTATAATTTCAGGAGTTTCTTGTCCTATAATCGATGTCTTAACAGGACCTCCAGCAGGTAGTAATTCTCTATATGCCTGTGCTTGAAACTGTGTAACAGATTCAGCAAGTAATGGATGAACAATGCCAGAAGCTCCTTCAAAAGGCTCTGATCTATCTTCGTAGTTCATTCCAAGTAATTCTAATCCACCTTTATATTGGTCTTCCCACTCTCTTCTTGAGCTTGTATCTTCTTGTACTTCATTAACAAGTTCAGATGATATTTTACCTAATTCATCTTCATCTATAAATTCTGCAAGGTTTGCATTGAAAGGGACTTGTATAGGAGCAACTTGCTCTTCTACTTCACCTATAACAATAGAGCCATCATCCATCTCTGTAATATTATCAGATATTGGTGCTTCTTCTATTTCAACTGATGTCACACCTTGGGGTGCATCAATATTTTCTATTCCGTCAATCTTTTCAATAGCCATAATACTACCTTATTGTAAATCCAGTGCCTGGTCTTGCTATGCCTCTTCCACGACATACATTTTTACCTTTTTTGCCTTTAACATCTCCACCAAACTCAAACTTTTCAGCTAGATCTGCATCCATGTTTTTTTGCACGGACTCAGGCAACATTGAAAAACCTTTAAACTTTGGAGGAACTGCCTTACCTTTACTTGCTTCACCACCAAATTTCATTTCTTTTGCTTTTACCTTTTCAATAGCCTCCATAAGTCCACCATCTTTCTTTTTAACTGGCTCTGGATCTAAATCTTGTATGTACTTTATTACTCCTTCAGTGTCTTCTCCTTTGACAAAATCTAATTCTTTTTTTCCAAAGTTTTTCTTAATAAAAGAACCATATTTGTTTAAAAGCTGTGACTTGCTCATTTTACCATAGTCTGCCATACTATTCTCCTGTATTTGGGTTAACCATAATTGATCTAGTCATATCTACAACTCCACCTTGACTCATCATCTTTGGACTTATCGTATTTTTTTGTATGTTCATCCCTCTTGGATTTGTAATGCTTGCACTCTGTACAGTCAACTTAACTGGTTTTGTTTTAACTCTTTTTGCCTTTTTTGCACTTTTTAATTTTTTTAATAAAAGTGCATCTTCTTTTCTTCTCTTGTCACCAATAGGATCAGCAGATGCAAGACCACCTAATCTTAACAACTTCAACTGTTTTGCTTTAGTCATATCAATTGTCTTAACAGGAGGATCATCTTTAATTCTAATGCCTTTTTTTATAACACCAA